GATCCCTTGGAGATATGCTGTCTCAGGGTGATGGTAGAATGAAAGTGACCACTAAATGGGACGGAGCTCCTGCTATTATTTGTGGTCAACACCCAACATGGCAATCATTTTTTGTTGGTAATAAATCTGTTTTCGCTAAAACGCAACCAAAAATTTGTATTGACAATGATGATGTAGATACTTTTTATCCCAACAGTGGTCTTAATTCTATTCTGAAAGATTGTATTAAGTACCTCTCTAAGTTAGACATCAAAGGCGTACTACAAGGAGATCTTTTATTCACAGAAAGTACAAAAACAATTGCTACTGTTGGCGGAAAACGCTGTGTAGTATTTCAACCAAACACGATTACATATGCAATCCCGCTTGATACAGAACTTGGTCAACGTGTTAACTCTTCTAAAATTGGCATTGTTTTCCATACCACTTATACTGGTTCTACTATGGAAGGGATGTCTGCAGGATTTGGTGTCGATGTATCTCCGTATCAGGGACATGATGATATTGCTGTGTTCTCTTCCGACTTCAGTGACGCAAGTGGTGCTGCAAATTTCAATATGGCGGAACTGAGAACTTTCAAGATGTCTATCAATAAGGCAGAAGGTTCTCTAAAACAAGCATCTAAGTTCTTGGATGCAATGGCTGGTACTGATCGTTATGCCTTCAACGTTATCTTTAAACAGTTCTTCAATACTTATATTCGCGCCGGTAGAAATATTCCTTCTGTTAATACTGTGGTTGCAGATTTTGCTGCCTACTATGAAAAACTCATGGACACTGAGATCCAGAAGAAGAAAACTGATGCTGCAAAGAACAAGTGGATCAAAGTTAAAACAGATGGTTTGAAGTTTATCGCTTCAAACAAACAGTCTATCTACATGACTGCCGCATCTTATAAGAACTTGACTGCAGCAAAACTGATGGTGATCCGCAAACTAGAGAAAGTCAAGGACATTGGTACGTTTTTGAAGGACGGAAATGGATATAAAGTTACCGCACCAGAAGGTTTTGTTGCGATTAAATCTGGTCGTGCTATGAAACTAGTTGATAGACTTGAGTTCTCGGTTGCGAACTTCACGGTGGACAAAAATTGGGACAAATAAATAATATGGTAGAAACCATTTGAGGTTTTGGATGAAGTCGTTTAGCAATTTTTTCGGTGAGGCTCGTACCAAAGCAGGAAAGGAAGCTGAGAAGAAGGGTTTAGTTCACACAGGTAAAGGATATTACGCCGATAAGAATGGTGCTATTGTCGCCAAAGCTGAAGGTGGTGAAAGACTAGTCAATCTTTCTGCGAAAGAAAAAGCAAGTCTAAAGAACGGATCTCCTTTGATGCCTCCGCAATCTGCTGCGGATGTAGAAACGATGCAACAGATGGCGTCTGGTCTTCAGTCAGTGAAGGGTGGACAAGAACAACCTGCAGCCGAAGAAGAACCCAAAGCGGAAAAAGAAAAAGGTGATGAGGAAGAAGCACTAGTACCTCGTAATGAGGGCGGTGGTGAAATCGTCATTACTTTTGGTCGCTTCAATCCACCTCACGTTGGACATGAAAAACTCATCAATAGAGTTGCTGATGAAGCACATTCTACTGGTGCAGACTATATGATCTACCCAAGTCATTCAAACGATCCTAAAAAGAATCCTCTGGATTTTGGAACTAAGTTGAATGCTATGCAACACATGTTCCCTAGTCACGCTTCTAACATTGCAAATGATCCGCAAAACGGAAGAAACATTTTTGATGTTCTGAAGAATCTACATGCACAGGGATATGATAATGTGAAGGTTGTCGTTGGTGATGACCGTGTAAAAGAGTTTACTAATATGACTTCCAAATATAATGGGAAGACATACAACTTCGGTAAACTTGACGTTGTAAGTGCTGGAGAAAGAGATCCTGATTCTGATGATGTAGAAGGTATGTCTGCATCTAAGATGAGAAAAGCGGCAATGGAAAATGACTATGACGCTTTTAAGAAAGGTCTACCTAAAGATATGGCATCGAAGGAAGCAAAAGCAATCTACATGCAGTTGCGTCGTTCAATGAATATCGATGAACAAACTTGGGAAGTTGCTCCTAAGTTGGAGGAAGAAAATCTCCGCGAAGCATATCGCAACGGTGAAATCTTCAATGTAAATGACATTGTAGAGAACCTCAACACTGGTGTAATCGGCAGAATTATTACCCGTGGTACAAACTATGTCATCGTAGTTGATGAGGAAAACAGAGTCTTCCGCAACTGGATCAAAGATCTTATGGAAGTCCATTGGGAGATCGGTACTGATGAATACCGCAATGCAGTGATGGCATTGACTCCTGGTCAACCTGTGGTTGATTTTACAAAAAACAAAATCACACTAAATAGTAAAAAAACGAGCAAAAAGAATGGACTTAAATAAGTATTCTTCATATCTTTCACTCGATCCTTCTGCACTCTATGCTGCACAAAGATTGGTAGAAAGAGTTGTTAGATATCATGGCGAGGAATATGAAGCCATGGTTCAGGAACTAGAGGAGTCTCTACATGGCAAGACTCTAGAATATGCAATGGAACTCTTCGAGGAGAGAATTGCTGAAGGTCTAGAGTACATGGGTGTAAAGATTGCCTTCAATGGTAAGACTTACAGTGCTCCTACTGTTGGACTCTATGGTGTTAAATCGAAACCAGAAATTAAAGCTGGTATCAAAGCAAAGGTTCTCGCGAGAAACGAAAGAGAACAGAAAGAAGAATACGAAGTCTCTCTTGCTGACAAGAAAGGTAATACTCAGGCTTATAAGAACTATAAGGCTGGTATGAAAAATAAGTTGACTGGTAAACCTCTATACAAAGCAGGTAAAGGTGTTGAAGAAGCACTTGATCCTGTAGGTCAGGAAGACGGTGATGTCAACAACGACGGTAAGAAGGACAAGACCGATAAGTATCTGAAGAATCGTCGTCGTGCAATCAGCAAGGCAATTGCTGCTAAAGAAGAACATGAAATCGAAGCACTGGTTGATTACTTTGTAACTGAACAGATCGCTAAGAGTCCAGAAGAACTCGACGAGATCATGTTTGAGATCGATGAGGAGCATACCGAGTACTTCCTTGAGAAAGCAATGGAACTCAAGGGTAAGAAGAAAGGTAATGTAATCATCAATCCTAAGACGGAGAAGATGCAAGAAGAGGAACAGTCTGGTCAAGAAAAGACTCAACTTGCAAATCAAAAGAGAATGATGGCGAAGAAACATATGATGGATCGCCAGAAGATGCAACTCAAGAAACAGGGTAAACTCAACGTCAACGCTGAAAGTGTTGAGATGGTTAATGAGGTAGATTACTCTGGTACTCCTGCGAAGAATGATGCTGAGTCTGAGAAGGCAAAACAGTATCCTACGTTCGCTGAACTGAAAGCAAAACTTGCACAAGCAGGTGATCCTGCAAAGGGAATTCCTGCTGATACTCAACTACCACAGACTTCTTTGAAGAAGGAAGAGGTAGAAGATATCGAAGAACTCTATAAGGGTAAGCACGGTCAGTCTGAGAAAGAGTATCAAGACTCACGTTCTGATGCAGGTAAGATGGTCTCTGGTGATTCCAAGGGTAGTGGTGCAAATTATTCTTATAAAGCAAAGAATACTGGACCTAATCCTGCTGGAGGTTCTAAGAAACCACAAGGTCAAGCTCGCATGGGTGCCAAAGATAGAGAGTATCTTAAGTATCGCAAGGCAAACCTGAAGGCGAAGAAGGAAGAGTTTGAGATGGATGAGGCAACTTATCCTCAGGATTTCAAAGGTGGTCCTGTAGCAAAAAAGAAAACAGGTAAACCCAATGCTCAGGGTGACTATGGTAAGAAGGACATCAATGAAGAAGATGCAGATCGTTTGAGAGATCAACGCATGGAACGTGGTGGTGTTGATGGTAATACCAATTACAGAAAACCAGCAAAGTTCGCATCTGGTCCTTCTAAGAAAAAGTATGACGGTATGTCCGCACTCGATAGAGTGAAGTCAGATATTCGCGCCAAGTATGGTAAGGGTGCGATTATGGATACTAAGAAGAAGTGATACTAAATAGTGTGGCTCGCAATATTTGAGGCACACTATTATGTTATCTTTTTTACTACCATTCGCATACAAAGTTGTTGACGCTGCAGTTGCCAAAATCCCTGATGATGAGGAACTGGGCGAAAAACTACTTGACATTTGCTTACTCATTCTGGGTAAAGCAGTCAAACTGACAAAGACTGATATGGATGATCAGCTTTTAGAAGCTGTCACTAAAGCAATCAAAACACGCGAGGAAGCGTGATCTAGGGGGCATACGCCCCCTTTTGTTATAAATAAATTATAGGAATACAAACTTATAAGGAAGTCCAATGGCAATTTACGGAACAATCGATGCCGCAACTTTTGCAAACAATGTAGGTGTCACCTCTGGTGATGCTACCGTCACTAAGAACGCTGCTGACACAGTTGCGGAAGGTGATGTCCTTGAATTGGGTGGAGTTGCTTACATCGTAAGAACAGTTACTAGTACTACTGCAATCGAACTGCATAAAGCATATGCAGGTTCTACCAACAATGCCCTCTCTGGTGCAGTTCGTAGAACTCCTCCTAAGTCGGTTGCTGAGTTTGTCGTCAAAGGTGGCGACAGCAACACTGACTGGCAAATGATTTTTGTTGACACCACCGAGAGAGATGTTGCATCTAACAAATCTCGTGGTATCACTGGTCCTGGTTGGTGGTTGTACAGATCGTACACTGATGTATCGGGTAGAACCCGTCATAAAGCAGAATGTCTCGCATTCGTTCACGCAACTGCTGCTGCAGCCGGTGACGACGCTGATGACACCATCGTAGCAGACGTGCTCGAAACGATTACGATCGGCACTCAACCTGCTAACCAGACCACTTCTTCTGGTGCTGCAACCTTCACTGTTGCTGCAACTGTCGATCAGTCTGGTACTCTTGCATATCAGTGGCAGAAGAGAACCAGTTCTGGTGGTAGATTCTCCAACGTCTCTGGTGCAACTAGTGCATCTCTCGCGCTGACTGGTCAAACCGCCGCTGCTGATGGTAATCAGTATCGCGTTAAGATTACCACCTCTAAGGGTGCTGCAGAAGTTACATCTAGTGTCGCAACCTTGACCTTCGGTTCTTGATAATTTGATTTTATAATATGAAGTTTAATGAGTTGAATGAGGATAACTTTCTGTTATTCGCTATAAAACATTATGACAACCCACAATGTGCCACGAAAGATGACTTCTATGAAGATCTGAAACGTTTTAAGTACATCAAGAGACTGTTCAAAAGATACGTCAAAACTGGTGTACTTAAAACTCATCTTTTATTGAATCACATTATTGTTGTTTATAACATCTTTGGTGATGCTGGTACTCCTCTCTTGTTTTTTAAACTAGAGTCTGAGTACTGGTCTCCGCTAAAGTCTTTTATGGTGTATCTTGATCGTATGGGTGATCAAGATTTGACTCAGGTTAACATTGATGAACACTGTTTGGAAGAGTTGAAGAAGATATGACAATTGCAAACTCTGCTGGTAATGGTGGATTCTCGGGTTCGGCGAATGCTGCAGGACCCACTGCTGGTTATGATCCAGTGATTGATTTTAGAAAAAAGGTTCCCAGAAGATTACCAAAACCTTATCGTGATGCTATGAGAGACGAACAGAAAAAGACTAAGAAGTTAAGAGAGATGGTTAGAAACCATCAGATGAAACAACTTAATGAAAGCGGTGGTAAGGTAATCGACCAACTCAAAAAACTAGTTCACGGTGGTGAATCTGGTGCAATTACATTTGACTCGGGTGAGAAGATGCAAATGAACCCTGCTGCTGCATATAAATTAGTAGACTTATACAGAAATTTAAATGCAAGTAACAGAGTGAAGATGATTAAAACTATTAATAGTTCATCCTCTGGTCTTGTTAAAATACAACAATTCGCTGACTCAAGAGGATAAGACAATGGCCTTCGGTCTGGGAAAAATACAAGTCCTGGAATCCAAATTAGATATCTACGAAGATCTTTCTAGAGAAATGCTTTCTAGGTTAGAGAATGCTGTAGATAAAATTTCGGAGAATAGTAATCGTGTTGCTCTTGTTCTTGAAAGACATGAGGCAAGATTGGACGAAGGCGAAAGAACTAATGAAGCGATCATGAAGTTGGTCGAAAGAGTTGAAGAGAAGATTGATAAGGTAGAAGATAGAGTCAATCAACTCTCAAGATTCAGATGGATATCGATCGGTATCGGTACTGCTGCAGTTGTAATCTTGAAGTCATCAGAACTCTTTGGAACTATCCTGTCACTTCCACAAAAACAATTGACAAACTCAGCCATCTATGGTAGCATACCAACAGTCGGTCGCATTATGTAATGAGTTTCATTGACGAGAAATACATCAACCTGTATTCTCCGAGACTTGAAAAGTTTGCTAAAAAGAAGAGAGGTCTGTATAATTTCAGATGTCCCTATTGTGGCGATTCCAAGCGTAACAGGAATCGTGCAAGGGGATTTTTCTTTCTGAAAGGTGCTGACTACATCTACAAGTGTCACAACTGTGGTGTAGGTAGAACTCTTGCAAACTTCTTGAAAGATCACGACGTTATGCTCCATGATGCTTATGTCATGGAGAGGTTTAAGAATGGAATTACAGGTAAGGGAACCAACACGCCAACGCCAAAACTAGAGTTTGAGAAACCTAAGTTCAAGAAGAACATTCTCTCTACTCTGGACAAGGTGGAAGAACTAAATAGTTCTCACCCGGCTGTTGAATATCTAAATTCCAGACGAATCCCGTTGAAAGGATTGTACTACACTGATAAATTTAAACAGTGGACTAACACCCACAAACATACCTTCGAGAGTGTAGATACAGACGAACCAAGAATCATCATACCTCTAATTGCTGATGGTGAAGTGTTTGGTTTTCAGGGAAGATCCCTAAACCCAAAGTCTAAGTTACGCTACATCACAGTGATGTTGGATGACTCCAAACCTAAAGTGTTTGGTTTGAATCGTATTGATACTAAAGAGGTTGTTTATGTCACAGAAGGACCCTTCGACAGTTATTTCCTTGGAAACGCTATTGCTATGTGTGGTAGCGATGTTGACCTCCGCTCTATGGATTATCAGTTCGTTTTCGTCTTCGACAACGAACCCAGAAACGCAGAAATCGTTAAGAAGATTGATGCAGCCGCCAAGCGTGGAGATCAGGTAGTCATCTTCCCGAAAGATATCAAGGAGAAAGACTTGAATGATATGGTCCTTGCTGGACGAGACGTACAAACTATGGTAGAATCAAATACCTATAGTGGACTAGAAGCAACTATTAAACTGACTGAATGGAAACGAGTATGAGCAACGGGATCAAAGTACAGAAAAGAACTGGTGAATTCGAGCCCTTAAATCTCGATAAGATGCATACTATGGTCGAGTTTGCATGTGAAGGACTTGCTGGTGTTTCTGCTTCACAGGTAGAAATGCAGTCAGGTATTCAATTTTTTGACGGTATTACTACAGAACAGATTCAACAGATCCTGATTCGTTCTGCAAGTGATTTGATTACCTTAGAGAATCCAAATTATCAGTTTGTTGCTGCTAGACTTCTGTTGTTTAGTATGCGTAAGTCTGTGTTTGGTGCATCCTGGGCAATCAGTCATACTCACCTTTCTATCCACATTGAGAAGTGTGTTAAGAAAGGTGTTTATGACGACTCAATCATTAATAAGTATACAGCAGAAGAGTGGGATACGATCGATAAGTACATCGACCATGGTCGTGATTTCCTGTTTACATATGCAGGACTTCGCCAAGTTGCCGATAAGTATCTCGTTCAGGACCGAAGCAGTGGAGAAGTCTATGAGACTCCTCAATACATGTATATCATGATCGCAGCGACTTTGTTCCAAAACTATCCAAAGGAAACACGTCTCGATTATGTCAAACGATACTACGACGCAATCTCCAAACACAAAATCAACATTCCCACACCTGTCATGGCAGGAGTGCGAACTCCACTTCGACAGTTTGCTAGCTGTGTTCTTGTTGATATTGATGACACCCTCGATTCTATCTTTAGCAGTGATATGGCAATTGGCCAATACGTTGCACAAAGGGCGGGAATCGGTATCAACGCAGGTCGCATCAGGGGTATCAACAGCAAAATCAGAGGCGGAGAGGTTCAACACACAGGTGTGGTCCCCTTCCTCAAAAAGTTTGAAGCAACTGTACGATGCTGCACACAAAACGGCATTAGAGGTGGATCAGCGACTGTCCACTTTCCTATCTGGCACCAAGAAATAGAGGATATCATTGTACTTAAAAATAACAAAGGGACCGAAGACAACAGAGTTCGTAAACTGGACTACTCGATCCAAATTTCAAAACTCTTCTATGAAAGGTTCATCAAAAACGAAGACATTTCTCTCTTCAGTCCGCACGACGTGCCAGGTCTTTATGATGCTTTTGGCACTGAATCATTTGATGATCTCTATACAAGTTATGAATCTGATGGATCTATTCCGAGAAAGACTATCGGGGCGCAGAAACTGATCCTTGACATGCTCAAGGAACGTGCTGAGACTGGTCGTGTGTATCTGATGAACATCGACCACTGTAATACTCACTCGTCCTTTAAGGACAAGGTGAACATGAGTAACCTATGTCAAGAGATTACACTTCCAACTGATCCTATCAAACATATTGATGATGATGCTGGTGAGATTGCCTTGTGTATTCTCTCTGCTATCAACGTCGGTAAGTTGAAGAACCTGGATGATCTTGAAGAACTCTGTAACCTTGCTGTGAGAGGTCTGGAGGAGTTGATTGATTATCAACAGTATCCAGTTGCTGCTGCAGAACGTTCAACTAAGTATCGTCGTTCTCTTGGTATTGGTTATATCGGACTTGCACATTATCTTGCACGTCATGGTTTCTATTATAGTGAACCACAAGCACATAAAATTGTTCATGATCTGACAGAAGCATTCCAGTTCTATCTACTCAAAGCATCCAATGAAATTGCTAGAGAGAAAGGACCTTGTGAAGGTTTCTCACGAACAAAATATGCTGATGGAATTCTTCCGATCGATACATATAAGAGTGATGTAGATGATATTGTACCGAATGAGTTGAACTATGATTGGGATCGTCTTAGGGCATCTATTCTCGAATACGGACTCAGGCACTCAACACTGTCCGCACAGATGCCATCGGAGAGCAGTTCCGTTGTGTCTAACGAAACAAACGGTATCGAACCACCTAGAGACTACCTGTCCGTTAAGAAGTCGAAAAAAGGGCCTCTTAAACAGATTGTTCCACAATATGGTTCCCTAAAGAGTAACTATACTTTACTTTGGGATATGTCATCTAATGAAGGATATATCAAGATAGTTTCTGTTATGCAAAAATTCTTTGATCAAGCTATCAGTGGTAACTGGAGTTATAATCCAGAGAACTATCCTGACAATGAAGTGCCTGTTTCGGTGATGGCACAAGACTTTCTAACTACATACAAATACGGTTGGAAGACTTCTTATTATCAGAACACCTACGACGCAAAGACAGATGCAGATGAAGACTTGACAAAGAAAAAGGATGCGTTAGAATCTATGCTTGCAGACATAGAATCTCTAGATGAAGACGATTGTGAATCTTGTAAAATTTGAGGACTTATGGATCTAAGACGTACACCAGTAAATAAAACAATTGAAGGCATGACTGTCTTCAATAAGAATAAAGTTAATACCAAGAAACAACCTATGTTTTTTGGTCAGCCTCTGGGAGTCCAGAGGTATGACTCATACAAGTATCCTATCTTTGACAAACTTACACAACAACAATTGGGATATTTCTGGAGACCCGAAGAGGTCTCTCTCCAGAAAGATAGATCTGATTATCAGACTCTCACACCAGAACAGAAGCACATTTTTACCAGCAATCTTAAGTACCAAGTTATGCTGGACTCTGTACAAGGGCGTGGTCCTGGGATGGCTTTTGTCCCTTACTGCTCACTACCTGAGTTGGAAGCTGCTATGACTATTTGGGAGACCATGGAGATGATCCATAGTCGCTCATACACCTATATCATGAAGAATGTCTATTCAGACCCCTCAGAGGTCTTCGACACCATTCTGGATGACGATAGGATCTTGGACCGTGCCAAGAGTGTCACAGCGTCCTATGACGCACTGATCAATGCCGCCCACCAGTTCGATACTGGTAACATGTGGAAGGGTGATTGGAAAGATTCTCCTACTGCACAGTGGGAGATTAAGGATCTTAAGAGAAAACTGTATCTTGCTATGGTTAACGTGAATATCCTTGAGGGTATTCGTTTCTATGTTTCATTTGCTTGTACGTTTGCCTTTGGTGAACTCAAACTCATGGAAGGATCCGCTAAAATTATTTCACTAATCGCTCGTGATGAGTCACAACATCTTGTATTGACTCAAAACATTCTTAAGAACTGGGCGAATGGTGATGATCCTGTTATGCAGGATATCATGCGTGAAGAGGAAGAGAACGTCATTCAGATGTTCAGAAATGCAGTTGACGAGGAGAAGAGTTGGGCGGACTATCTCTTCAAAGATGGTTCGATGATTGGTCTAAACGCTAAACTGCTAAGTCAGTATGTCGAATGGATCGCTAATCGTCGTATGAAGGCGGTTGGACTTAACCCAATTTATGATGTTGCTGCAAAGAACAATCCTCTTCCTTGGACTCAATACTGGTTGAACTCCAAGGGTCAACAGAATGCTCCACAAGAAACAGAAATCGAATCTTACATCGTCGGAGGTATCAAACAAGATGTCAAAGGAGACACGTTCGCAGGATTCAGCCTTTGAGAAAATTTGGAAAGAGATGGATGAGATTGAACCTCTCACTCCATCTGTGAAACAATGTTATGATGCTTATCTGAATGCTGCAGAAGCATACGATAAAGTATTGGATGAATTAGATGGACCAGAAACCACAGTTTGAATTTGAAGTCATCTTCGATAAAGAGAAGGAGACTACAATTCAAAAAATTAAGAGGTGGATCTCAAAGAGAAAACCGCCTCTTAATACCATTCTCATGCACTTATTTTCCTATGTGGAAATGTGGTATTGGGAAGGTAAACTTAAACAAACCATGTCTGGCGTTGATAGTCAGATAGAAGATTTACATGAATTATGGGACAATGAACACTCCGTCAGAATCAGAGTGGAGGAAGAACCTTCTGGAGTCGCCGGTCTTTCCACTTTCACAATCAGATCTCCGTTTGTTGATAAAGGGCCCGAAGAGTCTGAGTCAGGCGTGGAGACTTCAAGCTTTGAAATTGAAATTCCAGATCCATGGGATAAAAAGTAATAAATAGTACATCTTATCATGTACACATATGAAACCTCAATCTGCAAAAGCCAAAGGAAGGAATTTGCAAAAGTGGTTCAGAACTATTTTAATTGAAAAACTAAATATTCACCCCGAGGATATCGAATCCCGATCCATGGGAGCCGGTGGTGAAGACCTTATCATGGCACGAGCGGCTAGACAAAAGTTCCCGTTTTCTGTAGAATGCAAAAACGTTGAGAAACTAAACGTCTGGGAAGCTTACGAACAAGCCAAGGAGAATTCTAAAAACTACGAACCAATAGTTGTAATGAAAAAGAATAGAAAAAAACCATTGGTCGTGGTTGATGCTGAATTCTTTGTTGGATTACTAGAACTCAAAGATGGCACCATTAACGAGGAAGGATCTAATTAAAATCATCGTAGCAAATGAGATGGTTGAAATGCAAGATCCCACAGAATACAACAACAATCTTAGACATTGTTATCAAAACTGGGAACACAAATCTAGTATAGAGCTCTGTACTAAATATAATCAGATTAGACACGAACATTTGACGGTCGATCTGTTAGCCACAGACCCTTGACACTCCAGACCAGATCCTTTATAATGTGACCTGACAAGGGAGATTAACTCAGCGGTAGAGTGGTTCCCTTACAAGGAATAAGTCACTGGTTCGATCCCAGTATCTCCCACCTGATCATTTTATAACTATGATTCTTGAAACACTTTTGGCACTTACGCCACTTGACTATGACCATCTTGCACGTGCTGTTCAAGTAGAAGCAGCATCTGGAACAATGGATGAGTACTGCGTTGCAGTATCTGTTTTGAATCGTGTTCGATCACCATATTTTCCTAACACAGTTGCAGATGTAGTGTATTCCCCTGGACAATATGAGGGGTTTCTCTACAGACGACCTGTGGCAAATCCTGTTGTCGTTAAACGACTGATGGATAACAGTAAAATGCTTTCAGCATATAGTATTATTGGTGACAGGACTGACTTCAAAGGTCAGTCACAACTACCCTACAGGGTTGTGTCTGAAGATCCAATGTGTTCTCCCAAAGGTAACTTCTTCCATTATCACTGGCAATCATGATCATTAGAAAACTCAAAGAAGTCAAAGAATTACTCTCCAAAAAAACTAATAAAATTGAATGTGCAATTGACGAAGAAGTTGTTGATTGTGATGAACTAGAAGATGACGGTTTAGATTACGAAGATCAGTATTATACAGGAGTTCCTGCTCCTCCTTATCTACAAGAAGATCCATGGTTTGGTCCTGCTCCTACCTATTCAAAGAAGCAACTAGACTACATGGTACAGGAAACAGAAATTAAACAAAAAGAAAGAGAGGAGAACTTCTCTGTGGAGTCTGAAGACATCCATCAAAGGATGTATGAGATTGCCACGCAAAATACTCCTACAACCATCCAGCTGAACCCGCCTGGTGGGTCTGAGAACGTCTGGATGTCTGGTACAGGTATGGGACAGTTCAATGACCAATGAAGATTGGCGGTACACAGACGAAAGAATGAGACTCCGTGCTCAGGTTTTTCAGATTCTTCTTTCACGATTCGGATCTAAACTTGACGAGAACGGAAACCCGATGTATAATATGAAATCTATTACGGAGTGCGCCCATGACTGGGTTTCACAAGGTAATATGAGATCGGATGGTATTGTGAAGTACTATCTCGCCTACTATTCGTAGGTTCTTTTCTGACTCAGTAGCTCAGTGGAATAGAGCAACTGCCTTCTAAGCAGTCGGTCGTAGGTTCGAGTCCTACCTGAGTCGCCTAATGGCCTATAGTTCAGCGGCAGAACGTCTGACTGTTAATCAGAATGTCCCTGGTTCGATCCCAGGTGGGCCAGTTACCGAGGTCTTCTCGGTATATACATAGATTGAATTCATATGATCGATTTCGATAGTTTTACAGGACGATTTTATCTTTGCTACAAAGGACGAATTGTATGGTTTGATTGTTATGATCACGCCGAAGACTGGATTCAACTAAACAACCTGGAGGAATACTTCAATGGACTGGGACAGCACAACGAAAGATCAAAAGCGTAAAGATGCATTTCACATCTTTTACGAAAGCGTACTGAAACCAGACCATGAGCTGCGTCAAGATGCACATGAGCAGAAATGTTATAATGAACTTCTTGAATGGCGTTCCGAAGTTATTGCTTACTTGGATGGTCGTCGTGTACAAGAATTCTATTGACGGGGAGTGGCGCAGTTTGGTAGCGCGCTTGCTTTGGGAGCAAGATGCCGCAGGTTCAAATCCTGTCTCCCCGATCCCCAAATAATTGAGGACTATTAATGCCAGAAATCATCAAAATCAAAGAAATGGAAGCGAACATGGATCACTATATGGATCGATGTGAAGCAGGAGAAACGTTCTTTATTGAACACGAAGATGGTAAACTGGTTGCAATGGTTCCTGCAAAGGAATTTGAGGAAGCAAAAGAAATCATTAATGATTTCCATTACCAGCATAACCATGATGATGCTTGTTAAATTATCTAAAACAAACTAATGACATTTGAAGAACTATTTAAAGGTACTTTTGAAAACGAGAAACAGGCGAAGTCTGGTTCTCAGTGGTCCTGGATCGTGATTAAGAACGAGAAGATTGACACAGATACCTTCAGGTGTACTCAAGCGTATAAGTTTGAAGAAGATAAACCCTATAAAGAGTATATCACCAAGTTTACCTACGATGGTAACAAAGTCTATTCTAGAATGTATACCAAAGACATGGAATATCGTCAAGGTTGTGATTTAGTTTTTGAATTGCAAGACGATGGTGAATGGTATGGTCATAATACCTGTCAAGACTGTTGGGTAGATGTAGGTAACATTAAAGCATATCAACTTTGTGACATTCGTATTGGTGAAGGTTATTACAACATCATCGATGTGGGTGTTGATCCAGTTAAGAGAGACATTGTTTGGGGTTCTAAACATGGACATCTCAAGTTCGTGCCAATTTAGCTCAGTTGGATAGAGCAGCTGTTTTGTAAACAGCAGGTCAACGGTTCAAGTCCGTTAATTGGCTCTAGTCTCGGACAGACTATAAACTTGCCCTGGTCGGGATGGGTTTTACGACCCCTCGGGTTTCTTGTTTTTCCATAAGAACAAGTGGTGCGGATGGGATAACCTCCCGCCAGGTTTCTTGTTTCCTGTCAAAGAACAAGTGGCGTGCATGGCTTTTGGGGACTGACCGTCCCCACCTAGTCGGTATGGCGGAATTGGTAGACGCGCTGGGTTTAGGTTCCAGTGGCTTTATGCTGTGGAGGTTCAAGTCCTCTTACCGACATTTTACAAAACTTGACAAAATGTAAAGTTTACTATATAATAGTAACAGTTCTTTACATAAGACAATGACCGTAACAACAAATGAGTATGGCCAACAGAATATGTTCGCCAAAGAACCTCAGATGTATGTTTCTAAGACCGACGCTGAGCGTTATGGTTACGAGACATATGCAGAACGCGCTGAAAAACTAAATGGTCGCACTGCGATGCTTGGTTTTATTGCAGCAGTTATTTCTTATGCTACCACTGGTAGTATTTTCTTCTTCGGTGCCTTCGGCATCTGATGATTCCCGCACTTTTATCACTAAATTTTTATCGGAGATTTACAATGAACGAAACAGCAGAACGTTTTAATGGCTGGGCAGCAATGATCGGTATCATTGCAGCATTCGGTGCATACGCAACTACAGGACAACTTATCCCAGGAGTCTGGTAATGGACGTGTTGGCATCTGTAATCATAGGATTCGGGGTCGCATGGTTGATAATCAATCTTAATACTGATATTGATAATGATGACGATGATCTTGGTGGTGGCATGATGGTTCCAGCGACAAACCCCATTTGACAAAAGACACAATTAGTTGTAAAATCTAGGTTCGTTCACACACTACGTTTAATGACTTTCAATGTTACTCTCATCTCTCCCGACGGCACCACGAATGCCATTACCTGTGAGGACGATCAGTACATTCTCGATGCGGCTGACGAAGCGGGTATTGACCTACCCTATTCGTGCCGTGCTGGTGCTTGCTCGACGTGTGCGGGTAAACTTGAATCCGGCACTGTAGATCAGTCTGATCAGTCTTTTCTAGATGATGATCAAATGGAAGCAGGATTTGTACTCACATGTGTTGCATATCCTACTTCTGATGTTACAATTAAAACTGAACAAGAGGATTCACTTTACTGATGATTGGAAAACTTGATCCTGATGAAGACGTTATGGATGATACTATTATCGCACAACGCAAATCAACTGCCTTGATGAAGGCACTACATGACAACATCAAAGATACCATCGCAAAACTAGGATGGGATTGCTATGATAATGTAGTCGTTGAAATCGCAGGATCATCAGTCTATATGATTGATGGTGCTGGTACTAAATGGGCTCCACATAAGGGAACGGTTAAATATAACAAAGATGCGTTCATCGTGATCAAAAATCTTGATCGCAATCCAACTGTTCCATCTCAACCAAACCCTGATCTGAAGCAACACCATGCCGAATCCTGATGCACTCTGGGAAGACATCCAAAAACTTGATGACTTATATGAGGAACTCCTTTGGGATCCTGATGATGAGTTGCAATTCACACATGATGGTGAAAAGATCATAATTATCAATAAAACTCAGAGTCTTAAGTATAAATAACTACTCCTTGCATATTTAAAATGGCACTTCTCGCAACTTTCGGGATCTTA